GGGCGGGTTTGAGCGCAGTGCCCCAGCCGTGCCACTGCTGTGCCTCGGGCGTGGCGGGGGCGTCGTAAATGGTGCGCTCTGATGTGCGTTCGGTTTCATCATCTTTTATCATGCCGCCACTGCGCTTACCTCCCTGCCACACACGAGCTCCATTAGTGCGCTCTGCCCCTGCCTGCTTATCAATCGCTTTGCTGACATCAAGCGACTTCGGAAACCCACTGCCATACATCCAGATGATGCTATCCCGAATCTCAAAGCCGGCATCCTCAATCGCCACGGTCATACGGTGATACGTCCGTGTGCCACCAAAGGCAATCAAGTGCCCACCTGGCTTCAGCACACGCAGACACTCCGCCCACAAAGTTACGTTATATGCAATTCCTGTATTATCCCATTTTTTCCCCATAAACCCAAGTTCGTAGGGAGGGTCTGTAACAATACTATCAACACTGTTGTCTGCAAGTGTTTTAAGTACGTCTAAACTATTACCCACTCGTAAGTCAATCATAAAGTCTCCTGTAAACTGTCTTAAACATCAAACTTTTCAAGGTACATCCCGTATTCGTTAGGCGTATCTACTCGCTCTATACCGCCCCGCAGTCTTAACTTCTGTGTAAATCCGCTATAATCTACTTTGTGGTGTATTCTTCCATAGCGAAAGGCTGTCTCAGTAATATCGGGGTGCATGTCAACGAGCATAAACGATTTATACCCGGTTCCCTCTTTTTCGTAGAACTCTTCAGTATTGCCCCCTTTAAGTTCTTGGGTTTTTACCTTATCTGCAAGAAAAAATTGGAAAAGCACTGTACACCAGTTATCCTTCAGTGCCCGAATACACAAGTCGGTATCTTCATTGTACACCCCTCGCCATCGGTATGGGATGTCGTTTCTAATGAACAAGCAAGAGTAAATGCGGGTGTTTAATCGGTACGCAGGTCGGTCATCCCCGTCTGCACAAAATCCAGCATAATTCGGTCCGGATATTGCGATGTTTTCGTACCGCTCGGTGAATTCCTCGCACGCCCGCATAATTGCGCCCGTTTTAACCTTGTAGCGTTTGCCGCCCCAGTAACGCATAAACCCCGCAATATTATCATCTAATACCCAATGATATGCAAACCCGTGAGAAATGCTGTGGTCCCAACAAAAATTCCGAGCTGGACCTGGGCCAGTTGATGTAGTATGCGGTGTTTCCATAAATCTATCATAGTTATCTTTGTACGTCATATCAAGCGGAATTACTGTGCAGTATTCCCCAGAAAAGTTTTCTTGATAGACTTCAAGTTCATCGGGCTCGACAACCATATAGTGTTGAACTTGCATACTACTTAAGTGGTATGAAGTAGATAGTTTTTTAAGCCAAGAACGTCCTTTGCTTACTATATACACTGGGTATTTTGGAGAATCTCCGCCAATAAACTGATATTCACTACGACTTCCTCGTTCTTTCTTTGGGTAGTACACCACTCTTGTATCTGAAGTTATCTTCTGCTCTAATACTGCGGACAATTCGGAGTTGGTCATAAAGTACGGAAAGTTAATTGGTACTCGTATGTACTTGATAGGTCTTACATAAGCCATTTCTGGCATAGAGAACCACTCTTTTTTCCATGAGGTATCTTTAACTGAGGTATACCGTGGCGGGTTTTTGTAAACTACCGCTTTCTCTACAATATTAATTTCTTTAATATTTTCTTGCTGTATCCCCAGTATATTGAACTTTTTCAAAAATGTGTTTATGTGCGCTAACGTTGAAAAATGTACAATTATATTACGCATAAAAAAAGGGAAACGCCCCCGAAGGGGCGTTCCTTAACCCTCCGCTTTCTGAATACCAACTTCAATAACAAGTTGTTCAGGCTTATCATGCCGCAGAATATTCTGGGCAATTTCCTTTGTCAACACGGGTTCCATGTTTTGCATCGTAATTAACTTTGCGTGTGAGGCGACGACATCCTCAGGATAAATAAATGCGTGCAAATTTAACGCCTTAAAGAACGTTTGATACACGCCCTGACTAATTGCAAAGATGGTCAGGAAGTTCTGCGCCATTGAGGTAGGAGTCAATTGTCCTTCAACGTAGGCGGTAAGGGTTGCGAGAATAACAGACAGGGCTACGGCGAGTCCAAACTTGTAGTAGCTCGGCCAGCTTAATCGCTTGAGCCATAAGATAACGATAGGGATTACCGTACCACTTAATGCCATGCTAATCGTCTGTGCGAGTTGCATTTCTGGGTTCATAAGTTCTCCATTTTCTCGCTCATTTCGGCGAGTTTCTTTTCTAAATGTTCAATCCGGCTGATTAATGCCTGTCGTTCTGCGGTGAGTTGTGCGTTTATTTGTACAAGTTCTTGATTTCGTTCAGACAGTCTGCGGTTATCTTCTTCAAGGGCACTAATGCGTTCGCTGTGCTGTTTAATTAATTGCAGAAGGTCATCTCGAAAATTAGTTTCGGCGGAGTTTTTATTCCCCTTTAAAGCTACTGCTGAGGTAACTCCGCCAACAATCAGGCTCACAAGCGCAGTAAGCGCATCACTCAAACTGAAATTATCTGACACAAGTTACTCCACAGTGTGATAAAGAGATAAAAGTGGCTCATAAATATAGCCGAGGCCAAGTACGTACCGCCAACGGTTATTACCGTTAATCTCCTCACCAAAAACCACGTCACCGTTAAATGAGAATACCGATGCATTCTCAGGAAGGGTTGTGATTACTTGGGAATTTCTTGTAGGGTTTTTTCGTACATTTGTACGTGCTGTAGTTTTGTAGATACTGAACGGGCGTAAAAAGTGCTTTGCCCAGTATGCAAAAAACTCATCAGTAACCCCTGATGGGTCAATTTTTCTCCCTGCTGGGGTTGCGATATACCGATGGGTTACTCGCTCAAGCAGAGGGAACTTTCGAGCAATCTCGGTAATTCCCATCCACATTTCCCCAGTCCAAAACCCCTCGCCTGGGGTAAAGTGCACCTCTACCCCAATGGCATGAGGATTACCGTATTTCGTAATGTCTCGTGTACGACCGGTATGCCAGGCCATGTAGTTAAGCGGGTCAAGCATCTGTACAATCTCGCCCCGTTTTGACACGAGGTAATGTGCAGATACATCAGGGGAACGAAGAAGGAAGTTTAGTTCATTCTCAAACTTCGTCCCCACTGCGCCATTCGTTGTGTGAATAACTAAACTCCGATAAGGAATTGTGTTACTCCTGTTGCTGTACCCCGTCCCTGACGGGAGCAGATTGTTCTTCTGGTACTCGTGGCGAACTATTATCATTCGGTGCTTGCACCTCCTCTGGTACTTCAGTATCAATTTTCTCCTGCTCATCTTCATACGTAGTTCCGTATAATTGAGCAATTGTATCCTTACTGATTGCCCCAATCTGCTGTGCCTGAATAGCCAACTGGGTCAGCGCAGTGATGTCTTGAATAGGAATTGGACTAAAGAATGGCTTTGGATACCATGAGAAGTTGTTGGTCTCTGCAAGTTCTTTATAGGTCTGCTCAACCCACAGCAAAATGGCCTCACGCAAGTCATTCAACGTACTAATCGGTCCAAGAGATGCCGTCTTGTTATCTGTTGAGTTACTTCGCAACGTTTCTCCGACTGCCAGGATTCTGGGGAACCCAAGTGCCAGAAAGATGTCCGCATTTGGCTCAACATATTTGGCCTCGTTCAGCAAGGCTTCCATTGGAGGAAACACCCAATTAATTTCTACCGTGTGGTTGGTAAACAAGTTAAACACACGGTCACCAGTGACTGCGGCGTTTGCAAGTACCGTCTCCGTTGCTTGAATGTCGTCATCTGTTGCTGGGAACGTGTCGCTTCCAATCTTTACGTGACGCAAAAGTTCTGAGGCACGAGCCGCAATACTTCTGTCCATTTGCTTGAGGTAGTACTTGTGTTGCAGGGCGTACAGCGCATTCTGAAGAAATGGCTTTGGGTAATCATCGTAGGAACGAAGTTTTCGGTAAATTGGGCGGACATTTTCCAAGGGAAACAAACGCTGCCCCTTTTCAACTGCACGCACAAACGCAGGAAACTCACGAACTAACTCTAGATAACCCTGTTTGTCGCTTGTACCATCTCGGCGTTTACCCTTTGTGAGAATAAAGTCTACCTCAGCCTCAGGAACTTTAAAGAACACCAGACGAGAAGTACCGATTGGACGACGCTTCAATTCAATAAACTCCGGATTACGTACCCAGAACTCTTGAGGAAACTGCACACGCTTACGTCCAAGCGTTGGGTCTACCTTATTTCCCATGATAGTTTGCGTCGTCATTTCAGGCACTGACATACCGTGAATAAAGTAATCAAGTGCAACAATTTTAAGATAGGGTTGTAAGAAACTTGCAACCGCATCAAAATACTTTACGCCCTCATCAGTATTCTCTTTGTCACGACGGTTTCGCAACTGTGTCATAGACATATCTACCATACGGTCAATAACCGTGCCGACAATTGTATCGTTATCATAGTAGAATCGGCAGAACTTAAGCAGTTCATGGTAGGTATATTTCTTTGAGTTATCAAACGGCAACGTTGTGGGGTCATAGTATCCCGCAACAAATTGGTTGTTGACGAAAAATGGAGATGGCATATAGGCCGCTACACTTCGTCTGGGTTGTGCTAATGTCATGTTACCTCTCTGTGGTCTTAGCGGAAGGCTTTCCTAGTGAAATAGATGCGGCGATATTTTCAATTTTACCCCGCAGTGCGTAAATAAAACACAGATAACTGGAGAAAATGTGGTCATCATCAGATGCACCGCTTCCACGGTCACTCATAATAAAATAATGGTCATTCCCAGTTATTCTGCGCTGGCGAGTTAATCGCTCGAGTTGCGAAATACCCTCCACATCAATTTCTGAAAATACCAGACGGCCTTCAGTGACCACTCTGGCAAGCTCCTTACCACCCCAAGAACGGAAAACTTCAGTGAGTTCAGTATCGTCCTCGGTTCGCCCAACTGGCACACGCTCGTTAAATAGTACGCTAACCACTCGTTCAGAATATTTATTATTTGCATATTCAGGCCTTGTTGTTAAAGATTGTATGATGCCAGGACCCCCACCACCAGCACCTACGTCAATTGCAATACGGCTGGGGTTATAATGTTTCGCAAGATAATGAAAAATCCGCTCCTGCTCAGGGTAGTCGATTTTGGTAAGGCGGTAGCGTACAAATGTACGATATACACCGTCAAAAAGCCCGATAACCTGAATGATTGTTGGGTCAGTAAAACCCGTGTCAATGGAGAAGATGATGGTGTCTTGATTTTTGATTGGGTGAAGTTTAAGTACCTCCTCAAAACTCTTACCCTTCATCTTGTCTGTATTGTTGTAACGATAACTATAGAAATCAAATGCTTCTGTAACAAATGCATCTCTTGGGATAACTTGAAAACTGGCTGACCCGTGCTTACCAAGAACCAACTGTTGAAAAATATCCTCCTCAATACCACCGTATTTACGAAGTGAATCGTTCCAATCGTCCATTGTAAAGTATGGATTGTTTGGAGAAGGAATGCGGTACTTTTTATACTTCGCACGGCGCATGTCTAAGTCATAGAGCGCAGAATTACGGAGGCCGTTTGGTACACCGCAATAGACTTCCTGTACTTTTGGTTCCCAGGTGTTCAGCGTTGGCTGAAGCTGGTTAAAGGCAGTCATGGGAAATAACTGCATTTCGTCTCCCGCAATCTTGGGAATGTGGAGACCAACCAGGTTATTTGATTCCTTTGTACCTGCAATACGGGCGTAGAACCGATGATTTCTTCCCCCAAACTTAAAATCCAGCGTACCCTTTGAACGGTTTACGTTATTTCCAAGAAACTCCCTAAGTAATGGCGAGGTTGTAAACTTTAGGATAACACGGTCTAGAAGCGGTGTCAATTGGTTTGTATTCGGGGTGACCAAGAGTTGCTCAGCGGTTTTGGGGAACTCAATATCGTTATTCACAATCTGATACGTGAGTAAGTCCTCGATAATTACCGAATTGTGTACGACTACGTACTCAGAGATATACGTTTCATCAGTGTAAACTGATACTGCGTATGTAGCGACTTTGTATGGACGCATGGTACGCTTTTGTAACGGTTCCCAGCGAATAAGTTCCGGCGGGTCAATATCATCATAATTCGCATCAACACGAATACCAGGAAGCTTGAACACCTGCCAAAAGCGAGTGGCGAATTCTTTACTAATCGTCTCTACCCGCCACATGTCTCGATTGTACCTATAGAAACGAGCGTTTCGCTCCTCGTGCTTACCAATATGTACAAGTTTCGTGGCTACACCGAAGTACGAGAGTATTTCTTGAAAATCCTTTGCATAGCGAGTATTAAATACTGGAATGCTCACTTTTTCAAGACTTACCGTGCCGTACTGTGCAAAAACCGCCTCAAGAAATATTTTAATGTTATCAAGCTTTTCTTTCTTAATCCAATCCAGATTTGCAGAACGTCGTCTGTGTGATTTTATAATACCCGCTTCAGACTGAATTTGGTATAAATAGTGGCGAGATTGTCCAGTATTGTAGCGGTCAAAATAGTAATACCCATCTTCAATACGCAAAGTGGTAAAGATGTTATCACTGATAAACTGAAGTTCTTCTGCAATCTGCTTGTATCTTGGTTTAATTTTTATGTATGCACGAATTGACATACGGGAAAGGGCTTCATAACCAAGCATTCGTAACTCAAACCACGAAAATGAGTCGTTTACACAGTGGTCTGACGGAAGATAGTTTGTAATACCTACCAAATCACCAAGTTTTAAATCACCAGCTAACACAAATCCCCGTGGGGTAAGGATAGGGTGATTCTCTGTACATTCAAGCGTGTGTCCTGATGGGAATTCGTATATGTACGTGTTTGTCCATTTATCTGGAGTAACTACGCCTCTACGCTGACGAAACTTTCCATCCGTTGTGTAGGCATACGTAATAAACGAGCCTTTTTGCTCTAGCTGACGAATAGACTTGAACCCATCAATTGTATAGATTTTTGAGTTAAGTGGCTGACACTTCCCAATAGAACGTCCGCCGGTTATTACAATATGTTTGTTTTGGTCAGTAAGGATTTCTTTTTGGTATGGTCGGTGCTTAAACTCGTCGCTCGGCCAGTTATTCGTGTTCATGTCTCCGTTGTTTGTGGAGCGGAGAAACTCGCTGAGCCAAATTGGGTCTTCCAGAATCTCCAACAACGCCAACTCGGTATCATCAATCTTCTTCTGAAGGGCCATCGCTTAAGATTACCTCCTCATCAGACTCTGTAACAAGTTTGTCCTCGTTTGATACCGGCTGAACAACTTCGTACAGGTATTGTTTACGCCATTTATAATCTTTAATGTCAAATAACACACCTTCAGAAGCCGCCTTACGGCTTGCGGTAATGCGTTTACTGCATTGACTACACTGACATTCAAAATGAAACGCAGTGTGGTCCATAACTGGAGAAAACCTCGCCACAAGTACTTTACAATCTGGACAGTACACTTTAATCAACCGCTTTTCAAGGAAGTTCTGTGCAGTGGTCTTAAGACTTGTAATATACGTAGCAAGACTGTCAGTGTTCTCTGACTTACGTGTCTTACGGTCAAGTGCGAGTGCACGTTCAATTTGGAGGTTTCTTTCAATTAAATCACGCATCGCATTACCGATTTGCTTTACTTCCTCGATGTTTGCCACGGCGGAATCCTCAGTAACCTCAAGCATCTCTGCCTGAAGTCGTTCAATAATCACCTGATTATTGATTAACATGGTAAGATTTGCACGGTCATTTGGGGAATCTAGGGTTTCAATGTCGTATTTACTCCCATACTCCTGCAAAATCTCATCAAATCTCTTCTTTTTCGCCATAAAAACCCCTTTATAGATGGGGTAGCCTTCTGAAACTACCAGAAAACTACCCCTCTACTAATTATAACTACTTTTGTGACACTAGCGAACCGGACATGCACCACCGACACAGTCAGCGTCAAGCTCATCATCTGCATTGAGATTCATCTCTCGCAAGGACAACTCGTCAACAATCCGTTGCCAGGTAACATACTCTACTTCATTCTTACGGCGTACATACTCGTCCTCGTTAATTTCCTCGTATGGCATCAACGGATAGGCGGTTGTGTTTTTCGGTAAGAATGAAACGCCGATATAATCGTCCCAATTCTTCAGAATTGCATCAATAAGACCCTCAACTTCATCAGGTGCGAAAGTAATGGTAATTGACGTATTGTGGTCAGTCCAGTTCTTCTGCAACACGAAGTATCGGTTCAGTTGGGTCAACGCTGACTCAGTGTTTGCTGAGCGAGGTGCGCTGGTCTTAATCGGGAACTCAACAACCCACGTCTGTGCGCTGTCAAGAACCTTCATCTTCTCAAAGTTACTCAACTTACTAAACTCTTCCGGACGCATTGTCGTGGCCTCTGGGTACACTGGGTAACCAACGGCGAGCATCGTCTTTGCCAATGGGTCAAACGATGAAATACGTACACGGCGAATATAGTGTGGTGCGTATGAACTATGACCGCCCGACGATACTGTCGGAAGTTGACTGATTGTCCCACTCGGTTTGCGATTGTTCAACAGGGTTCGTTAATCCCTGTCCGTTTATAACTGCCTCACTTTTCAATGAGGGTCGGACTATATCATCACATTTCTGTGCTGTGCGCTTCGAGTACACTTGTACCCTACGACTTTCGTCTAGTCTCTGAACCTTATTTAAGGGTTGCTGATTGGCATATCATTTCTGACGTAGCGTTCCAGCAGTTCACACAGTTTTACAACCGCCAAACATTAAACGGTTGTCACCAAGAGTGGTGAGGGAATACGCATTTCTGACGCATACTGAACTGATGCAAAGTTTGCGCCCTCATTCAACTCCTGCAAAATAACAGAAAGCTGAACACCAGTGCGGTATGCACCCCAAATAGTCGGTACGAGCGCATCGGGGTCTGACGTATCAACGCCAAGCGCATCCATAGCCTCTACGTACCCAGTAAGACTTACCCCAGTCAAACGGTCACGCTTCTGTACAACATCCCAGTGAGGGAGTTCAAGCGTTACATTCGTCATACGCAGACCTACTCGAGAAGCAAGTGTTACCGCATACCCAAACTTGTCCAAATCAAGGTATTTTTCCCCATCAATTACCGTAGTAAATGCGGCGACGTTTACTTCTGAGAGGTTACAGACCCCATTTGCACTAAGCAAAATCTCACTACAGGGGTTAGTACCTGCATAATTTGGTCTTCGACGACTTGCCGCTTCCGAGTTTACGAAACCTGGCTCGCCATTATTCATAACTCGGCTAAAAATATCCACCAACTGCTCTCGGGTTGGCTTCTCAGTGAAATACACCGAGTTGTTACTCATACCACGATAGTAGAATTCTGATTTGCTTGGGTCTGACCAAAGGTTAACCTTTGCATCCATGACCTCCTTATCGCCAATATCAAAAAGCGTAATCTCGCTTGAGCGACGAACACCACCCACTACAACACACGAACCAATGATATTCATAATATCCATGGCCTGTACTGTCGAAAGTTTGCTTGTACCACGGCAAACCGCACGGTGAATCTGCTTAAACATATCACGGAGCGCAGTGTGTCCTGAGGCACGGCCACCAAAGGTCTTAAGAATCTCACCCTGAGGACGAACGTTGTCGTAGTTAATCATAATTGAATCTACGTGTTCGTCGCTGGTCAAGGTTTCAAAATAAATTTTAAGGGCATCTACCCACGTTGTGTTAACTTTACCTCACGGCAAAGACCAGACTATATCTTTTACATACAGAAGTTTTTTACTACTTTAACGAGTATTTCGTTGATAGCGTTGTGCGGACTGTTTCTCGGGATACATTAAACCCCTCAACTCTACACAACTGTGCAATCTTACGGACCGACGTCGCACGACCTGATTCATAGATACTTAAAATTAGGCTTCGGACCTCTATCGGGAACTCCGGACGACCTCGTCCCCTTCTGATTAACCGCTCAACGGGAAATACAGGAAAGTCCTCGTATGACCAAAAGTATTTACCGGAAATAGCAAAGGTGTCTAACTTGGACTTAGTTAGATGACCCCGAATTACCCGCTCACTAATACCGAGGATATTACTAGCAGTAACTGTACTTGCGTACCTAGCCAGTTGCCGTAATGAAAAGCCGTCGTATTGATAAATCAAAGGACTTTTATTTGATGGAGCAATTGGGTCCGGTGTGATTGCTGAGTTTGTTAAACGTACCCCTTTTACAAAGTGTTGTTCAATTAACTCACGTTCTCGTTTACCAATCGCCTCATAGTCATTATCAGGAAACTCAACTTCCTCAATGATTTCCATCTTCGGCTTTAGCCCCTCGTGTAATAACGAGCGAATCCAGTTTGCTCTCCAGTTATTTTCATGCCCTTTGCGGGCGTTGTAAATATGTGCGTGCAATCTATCCTTTGGTCGTTTTGTCTGCCCTATGTATCGTATCTCGTCAGTTATCGGATGTTTTAAGTAGTAAAAGTACACCTTCATGTATGTAATCTCCTGTTTAGTCGTTGAGCCTTCCACATGCCTCTCGGTTTAGTGGCTTGGTTGCTGATTTTCTTATAATACCGTGTTTTCAAGCGTTCGCACCTACCGTTTCCAGTTATGCTGTAGCCACGATACCTTCAAGAGGTTCCAGCAGTTTAAGAGATAAGGGCCAGTGTTTAACCCTCTTTTGAGTCTCCAACGATGATGTACACACCGCCTGAATCTCGGTAGACTTGTGTGGTCTCAATGCGCTCAATCTTTGGTTTTGGATGATACGGTTTGTGGGCGATTACCACGTTTGTCTTGACAGACGGAAGTTTTTCAACGTCCTTGGGCAACACACGAAAACCAACTCCAGTACCCAACATCAACAAATAGAACGCATCAATGAATGAACCGAAGTTATCCACAACGGTAAACGAACAGTTGAAGTTTGAGAGCGGGAATTTACTCGCCGCCTCAGTACCACCAATCCACAAAGTACGCCCAGCAGGGAACAACTTCAAATGGAACATATGGTCAAACAAGTCTTCGGCTTCCTTTTGCAAGGCATCCATCGGGGCTGGGCCATTGTACAGACTCATGCTGTACTCAACCACACGCTTACAGGTCTCCTTCCAGTGCTCACGTCGCTTGGCGTTCTCATTCCAGCGGGCGTAGGTGCGTAAGTAGACAAATTGCCCCAGTAGAGAATTCCACTGGGGATTGTCAGGATACTTTGCAAGAAACGAATTACTCAGATACATACTCTTATTTACTCCTGATTTATAGTTAAGTCAATGAGTGCTGATGGAATGGACGTTGTCCAAGTTAAGTCCATCAACCTCATTTTTGTTTGTTGTAGGCGGCGCAGATTAATTACGTACATCGTAATGACGCTCTGCACTTTCTGTGAAAACTCCGCAGACTCTTCAAACGAATACGGAATTGAGACCTTGTGAAACTCGACATGCTCAGTCTCTTGGTTAGCAACGGAGAAAGACACGGTAAATTGACTTGTCGTGCTGTCGTAGGCCCAATGAATGACTGAAAACTTGTGTCGGTTCATTAGCGGTTGTCCCCGCTTCCCTTAAGCACACCCCGTGCTTGACGGCTACTCAACTTCATAAAGTTATCGTAGAAGATGTCGCTGATTTGAATACCAAGGTCATCAGCGGTCGCAGTAACATACCAAAGCACGTCACCAAGTTCCGCAACAAGACTTTCAAAAGCCTCTTGCGAGAGTTGTCCATTGTTATCCCGCATAATCTTCTTCAATTTCCCAGCAACCTCTCCCGCCTCATTCGCAAGACCGAGAATCGGATAAACCAACTCGTATTCCTTGTCGTAGACTTTGGTTGACTTCACAAATCGCTGATAATCTTCCAGCGACTTAAACTCTGGCGCATCACTCATTTTCCACACTCCTTATGTAAATTACTTCCCCCACTTACCACGCTGAAGCACTAATGCAATTATAGCATAGTTCGCCAAATCAAGCAAGTTATCCTCAATGCTTTCGTTCTTCGGCGACTTCTTACCCTTAAACTCCCCCGTGACAATATCAAATCCATACAGATTCATCAAGCGAGCAGTCTTGTCCCAAATACGAACAACTGCACCTACTTCACCAGTACCTAACATATTGTAGGGCGAGTAGTCTACATTCTTTACGGTAAGAATGTGGCGGAGTGTTTCAATGATTTCATCAATCTCCGCTTCTTGTTGAGGGAACGGTGCATACGCTGTCTTTTTCTCAGTCATAAATCCTCCTAATAATTCGGCGGTGTTTATTCGCCACTTCAAGTAGTATACCATAGGCGAAAACAAAAGTCAAGAAAAAATCCCCCTATATACCCCCTATTATTAATAACTAATATAAATAGATATAATAAAAGAAGTATAATAACTATATTAATAACTAGGGTTAATAGCCCGGGGGGCTTAAAAAGATTATATCATATATTTTCAATCTTGTCAAGTACTTTTGCAATTAATTAATTTGCGCACATTTTACTTGACATATCAAAAAACATCTGCTATACTAAAAATAGGGGTAATATTATACCCTATTTAGTGACAGGGGTTAATTATGAAGAAATGTATTATTTGCGATAATTTCGCAACTTCAGGGACACAGTTTTGTGCGGAGTGTGTCATTTTGTATACAGGTATGGAAAATGAACAATGGTTTAACGACCTTGCAATTATGATGAAAAAGCAACGCTATATTGACGATATGGAACGCTATAGATACGAGCAAGGTAATACAAGAACAATGAAAGCTCGTAGAGCGAAGATTGGAAGACCGAAAGTACCACTAATCGCAAAGGAATTAATTATTGAGTTGTCAAAAAATAACCCGCCATTATCCTTACGGGAAATAGCGAGAGTTTGTCAGAATAGTGGTATAAATATCTCTCGAGAAACAGTGCGAAGAGTACTGTCACAAAAGTAATTATAATAGTAGACAGATATTTTTATTCTGTAGGAGGTCCCATGGGAATTAATGTCCCGAGTTCTAATCCAATTACTCTTGGCGCAGTAGAGGCAAATAGCGAGTATTTTCAAACGTTTACCATCGCAGATTTTGAGGGTACGTTAATTGATAATACAAACCCACTTCCTGTTCATGTAAGTATTTCTGGATATTCTAGCATCGCACCAACATACCAAGGTACTGTAGTACCCATTGGCGGTGTTTATATTAACGATTCTGTGAGTGAAGACTTTACAGAAATGGTTGATGGTGAACTAGCTACGGTAAGAGTAAATTCCCGCCGTGCTATTATGACTGCATCTGATGGTCAAGTAACCGTACTTAATAACTCTCTCGCAACAAATTTCCATGATGTGTCAGTAGCGAGCGGAGAGTTTTTAGGGGTAACAGTTCCTGCATATGCTGGATTTTTCACATATACGAACCAAGCCAATGAGCGTCATGTTTACATCCCTATTTCCCGTAGTGGGTTTAAGCGATTAAACTTGTACTTTAAACACTCGCTTCTTAATGATTCAACAAGTACCGGCGCAGTGTTACCAATTACTATTTCTGTAGATTTTGGGCAGTTTGATAATGACTTCCCCGTGTTTACAGGTACAGTCAGCGGTATTGCTGGGCAGTCTGTTGGTAGGGCGTTTGTTTCGTACACACCAACTGCCTCAGGAGTTAGCTTTGTGCAGATTCCTGCATTTGACTCCCCGATTGCAGGTGTGTTTGTTACCGTGTTACCGACTGAGTCAGTCACTGGTGGATTTGAAATTTATGCGAGTAAATCTGCTTAATGGATAGAAAGCCACGATTATTTTCGTATGGCGGGGGAGTACAGTCAAACGCAGTTCTTGTGCTCAGTGCAAGCGGTGTGTTACCATACACGCATTTTATTTTTGCGAATGTTGGTCACGATAGTGAAAATCCTAAAACAATAGAGTATATTGAGCAAGTAGCCAAACCTTACGCAGAAAAGCACGGCTTGTTTATTATAGAGGTTAATGCAGAAGCGGATGTTAAATTAAAAAGAACTTCCGTACTTCAGGAGACTTTAGAAAATACATACGCACCATTTATTCCAATGGCGGTAAATGGAGTTCCAGCAAAGCGGTTCTGCACACAAAAATATAAAATTAAGGTTATTGAAGCCTTCATGCACCGGTGGTTAAAGGCAACCAAAAGTAATCCAAAACCGATAGGTATTGGTATTTCACTGGAGGAGTGGCATAGAGCTAAAACTTCTGACAAGTACGAGTCTATGCAGATTCCCGAGTATCCTCTTTTAGAACTACGTTACTTACGTGAGGATTGTGTAAGAGTTATTCAGGAGGCCGGTCTTCCGGTTCCGCCTAAAAGTTCGTGCTGGTTCTGCCCGTATAAAAAGAAAGCCGAGTGGATTGAACTGGCGAAAGAATCACCAGAATTATTTGCGAAAGCGGTTGAAATAGAAAATACCGTACAGAGTCGTTATGGCGATGCAAAAGTTACGTTTCATTCAGGTGGTTACAAGCTTACTGAATTACTACAAACTTCTGAGGAAGTTTTGAATGATGATATAAACTGTGAGGGTGGTTATTGTATGGTGTAAGGAGTTTCCATGAGAGTTGGTCAGTTTGTTGAGTGGGATTCTTCGGGAGGTACAGCCCGGGGGAAAATTACCCGCATTATCCGTAATGGAACTGTACCAAACATTGACGCAAAGGTTACTGGTACTCCAGAAGAACCCGCCGCTCGTATTCAAATATATCGAGAAGACTCAGATGGTAACTATGAAGCAACAGATACCTTTGTAGGCCATAAACTTACAGAACTACGTTCAATCAAATCACTTGCAGAGGATGAAAGCCTTACACTAATGCAACGATACCTGATAAGTTCTCTTATCACGGGAGTTGAATACGCTGGTATGCTTGATAAAGGTATCGGCGGTCAGGGTGCTCATTACATCCCTGCTGAAGAGAATGTGTTTGCGAGTAAGGGCATCGCCTGTAAAAACTGTGTATTCTATGCTGAGGACTCTGGGTCATGTTCTATTGTTCGTGGTGACATTGAAGAAAACGCCGCCTGTAAATTCTGGATTATTGAAGAAGAGTATCTCGGCTTAACACCAGTTAATGATATGGACACAGAAGACATGATGGAGGATGACGATGAGCAAGTATAGCAATATTAACTTTAGTCCTCCAGACGGTGTAAAGAGTGCTGCTCGTCGTGGTCTAGAGTTACATGAAAAGGGTCTAAGTGGTAGTGGTCTCGAAGCCGCTACAGTCGCCTGGGCCAGAAAATACGTTAGTGGCGATGCTGTATCACCAGAACGTGCCCGTATGGGTAACCGATTCTTTGGGAGAAATGCTCGGTTTGCCAAAGCACCGAAAGATTCCCCCGCTTGGGTATCCTGGTTACTTTGGGGCGGAGCATCTGGGAGAGCATGGTTCGCTAGTTTAGTGAGGCAAATGGATAACGCAGATAAAGCAAAATCAAGTGCGTCTACTACAGTCAACGGTTATCTACGATTGGCCGAAGATTACACGCACCCACTTCATAAAGTTGTAGAGATGATTCTGACTGACTTTGAGGTCAACGCAAACAACGAGGCAATTCCTCAGTCAGAAACCGAAAATGTTATTCGAACCGCCAAGTTTAGTCCTATTAAGATTGCCGCATCAAAGGCTTCTTACGGCGGTCACGATAACGCCATTCCAATTGGACCTATTATTGACGTCTATCCTGACACGTATCAGGACAAGCCCGTCATTAAAGCAAAGGCCCTTATTTGGAGTGATGAATTTTCCGATATATATTCGCTCCTCAAATCAGAAGCAGGGGAGCGTGAA